CAAGCTCAGCAGACAACAAGGAACCGACCGATGAACCGCTCGCTGATGAAACGACCGACCAACCGGCTTGAGCGTCTTTTCGTCGATAACCGCGCGACGCCGCGCGCCTATCGAATCGAAGCCGCCGCCGGCGCCGATGAGGCGACGATTTACCTCTACGACGTGATCGGCTACGACTGGTGGACCGATGGCGGCGTGACGGCCATGCAGTTCGCCAAGGATCTCGCGGCCATCAAGGCGAGCACGATCCACCTGCGCATCAATTCGCCCGGCGGCGACGTATTCGACGGCCGCGCGATGGTGGCGTCGCTCCAGCAGCATTCGGCGAAGAAGATCGGCCACGTCGACGGCCTGGCCGCGTCGGCCGCGTCTTTCATCCTGATGCACTGCGATGAAATTGAGATCACCGACGGCGCGATGATCATGATCCATAACGGGCAGACGTTCGCGATGGGCGATCGCCATGACCTGGGCAACATGGTCGCGCTGCTCGAGAAGGTCGACGCATCGATCGTCGACGACTACGCCAAGAAGACCAAACTGTCGGCGGCCGAGTTGGCCAACATGATGGACCAGGAGACCTGGTTCACCGCGAAGGAAGCCGTCGACATCGGCTTCGCGGATCGCATCGCGACGCCGGCGAACGCCTCGACGAAAACGAAGGCCTGCGCCACCTGGAATCTTTCGGCCTATGACCGCGCGCCGGCGGCGCCCGATGCAGTGGTCGACGAACCGACGGAACCGGTCACCCCTTCGAACAACAGCGACACGGACAGCGAGCACGCCCATCGCCGGCGCCGGCTTTCTGTAGTCGACAAGCATCCCGCGTAGGAATCGCTCCCGCGCGTGTACCCGAGCCGCCGAAAGGCGGCTTTTTCATTTCCAACCCAAGGAAAAGACAATGAGCACCAAGTCCATCCAGGCCCTGCGGGAGCGCCGCGCCGCTTTGGCGAAAGAGACCCGCAACATCCTCGAGCAGAATCCGGGCGCGACCTGGAATGCCGACCACCAGAAAGTCTATGACGCCAACATGGACGAGATCGGCCGGATCGAAGGCGAGATCGATCGCATTCAGAAGGTCATGGATCTCGACGCCGACAAGGTGATCGCCGATGCGTCCCGCCAGGGCCGCCGCGGTGAGCCGCGCGAGGAAGGCGGTACCGATGAGCGTGGCCTCACCGCCAGCTTCATCCGCGGCGGTTACGAAGGGCTCAACGCCGACCAGCGCAGTGCCTTCCGCATCGCCAACACCATGTCGACCACCACCGGCTCGGAAGGCGGCTACACCGTGCGCACCGACGTCGCCAAGTCGCTGCAGGATGCCCTCAAGCTGTACGGCGGTGTCCGCGCGGTCGCGGATGTCTTCACCACCGACCAGGGCAACGACCTGCAGTACCCGAACTCCGACGGCACGGCTGAGACCGGCGAGCTGATCGGCCAGAACACCACCGCAACCGCGGCGGATCTGGTGTTCGGCACCACGCTGTTGAGCGTCTACAAGTTCAGTTCCAAGGTCGTTGCGGTGCCTTTCGAACTGTTGCAGGACAGTTCGCTCGATATCGAAGCGATCGTGCGCCAGCGCCTGGTCGATCGTCTCGGTCGCGTGACCAACACGTATTTCACCACCGGCACCGGCACGGCGCAGCCCAAGGGCGTCGTCACCGCGGCGGGCAGCGGCAAGGTCGGCACCACCGGCCAGACGCTGACGGTCATCTACGACGACCTGGTCGATCTGCAGCACGCGGTGGATCCGGCCTACCGCAAGCTGGGCTGCGAGTGGATGTTCAACGACAGCTCGCTCAAGGTCATCCGCAAGATCAAGGACAGCCAGAACCGTCCGATCTTCGTGCCTGGCTATGAAACCGGCGTACCTGGTGGCTCGCCCGACACGCTGTTGGGCACGCCGATCAACATCAATCAGGACATCGCGACGATGGCGGCCAACGCGAAGTCGATCTTGTTCGGCTACTTCAAGGCCTACAAGGTCCGCGACGTGATGGAGTTCACCCTGTTCCGCTTCACCGACTCGGCCTACGCCAAGTTAGGCCAGGTCGGCTTCATGGCCTGGATGCGCAGCGGCGGCACCTTCGTCGACGTCGGCGCCAGCCTCAAGTATTACCAGAACAGCGCCACCTGAGTCCGGCAGATCCGGATCGCAAAACGTACCAACGCGCCCGGCTTCGGCCGGGCGTTTCTTTTTCCAAGCCAATCCCAAGGAGTGGTGTTATGTCCGAGTCGAAAGAAGCAAAAGAAGCCCGCGAGAAAGCGGAAGCCGAAGCCGCGGCCGCCAAGGCCGACGCCGGCAAGAAGGTCAAGGCGCGCGTGCTGGTGGCCACCAACGTCGACGACGAGCTGCATCAGCCCGACAGCGTGGTCCTGGTGTCTCCCGCGTTCGCGAAGGCCAACGCCCATGCCGTGGACACCGATCCAGCGGCCGTGAAATACGCCGAATCCCTCAAGAAGAAGGGCGGAGAAGGTTGATCGCAGGGGCCGGGTTTCCGGCCCTTGCCGTGAGCCGTTTCCTCCGATCGCGATCGAGTAACTGACATGTCCCTGGCCACTCTCGCCGACCTCAAGACTTACCTGGGCATTGGCGTCGGCATCACCACGCCCGACGCCGAGCTCCAGCGGATGCTGGACATGGCGTCGAAGGTCGTGGAGCAGTACGTCGATCGCTCGCTGGTCTCCGCCGCGCGCATCGAGCGGCGGAACGGCTACGACACGGACGTGCTGATGCTGCGCGACACGCCGATCACCGCGGTGGCATCGCTGATGATCGACACGCTTCCGGTCACGGCCAGCGACGGCACCACGCCTGGCTACATTTTCCAGGACAACTCGATCTTCCTGATCGGTGGCCAGGTGTTCACGCGCGGCCGCAAGAACATCTACGTGAGCTACACCGGCGGCTATGCCTCCAACGCGATCCCGGCCGATATCGTCCACTCGACGATCGAGATCGCCGCCCAGGCCTACCGCGAGAAGGAATGGATCGGTTTCCAGAGCAAGACGCTCGCCGGCGAGACGGTCGCTTTCACTCGAGGCTTCCTGCCGGATTCCGCCAAGATCGTGCTCGATCTCTATCGCCGGATGTATCCCTGTGATTAACGGCGAGATCACTGGCGACAAGAAGGTCTACGCCTTCCTGGGCGATCTGAGCGAGCGCAGCATCGAGCGCGTCGATCGCGAAGTGGGCATGCAGACGCTGCTCATTTCCAAACTGGCGCAGCGCAAGGCCTCGGGCGGCGTCCTGAAATCGCACTCCGGAGAATTGGCGGCCGCGATCCAGGCCGGCACGTCGGTCCAGAAACAGCCGACGCGGATCACCGGAATCATCGGCCTCGCCGGCGCCAGCAAGAAGGTTTCGATCTACGGCGCCTCGCAGGAATTCGGCGCCACGATCCAGGCGCACGTGCTGCAGGCGAAGGCGGGAAAAACGCTCCGCTTCCAATTGAACGGCAAGTTCACCTTCGCCAAGAAAGTGAACATCCCAGCCGTGCAGATCCCGGAGCATTCGTTCCTGCGCGCCGCAATGCGCGAGCAGGGTGAGGAAGCGCTTCGCGCGATCGCGTCGGCAGCGCAACCGAGGGGAATCTTTTGAACCGCGAAGCCATTTACGCCGCGCTATTCACTCAGCTGTCGGCGATCCCTGGTCTCGTCACCACGTCCAGGATCTTGAAGCACTGGACCGACGTGCCGGGAGATCTGCAGCCGGCGCTCTATCAGGCGCAAGGTCGCGAGATCCCGCTCACGGTGACTGGCCAGCCCACGAAATGGGAATTGCGGCCGACGATCTACGTGTACGTGCGCACCGACGGACAGACGCCACCGAGCACGGCGATGAATCCGATCCTCGACCAGGTGGTCGCGATCGTCAACAAGCGGAACCCGATCACCAACACGAACAACCTGGGCGGCATCGCTGGCGTCGAGTGGGCCCGGTTGGACGGTGCGATCGAGACCGACGAAGGAACTCTTGGCAACCAGGCCGTGGCCATCGTGCCCGTCCTCATCCTGGTTACCGACTGAAACCCGGCGCAATGCCGTGAACCCCGACCCGCCATTTCGGCGGGTTTTTACTTTGTAGGAGAGTCAAAATGCAGAATCTATTCGGGTCGGGTTTCCTGTACGGCGTACCGACCGCCGACGCGACGGGTGCCGCGATCGCCAACCCCACTCCGGTGCAGTTCGGCGTCCTGCAGGACATCAGCATCGATTTCAGTTTCGACAACAAGCAGCTGCACGGCCAGAACCAGTTCGCCGTCGCTGTCGGTCGCGGCAAGGGCAAGATTTCCTGCAAAGCGAAAGCCGCCCAGGTCAACGGCGCCCTGTTCAACTCGCTATTCTTCGGCGGCACCAACTCGGCCGGCATTTTGTCGGCCAACAACGACCTCGTGGGTGTGGCGATCCCGGCCACGCCGTTCACCATCACGCTGTCGACCACCAACACGCTCACCACGCGGCAGATCCCGAACAGCGGTACGTTCTACCGCGACCTCGGCGTGCGCAATGCGAGCGGCGTGCCGATGACTCGCGTCGCATCGGCTCCGACCACGGGTCAGTACACCGTGTCCAACGTCGGCGTCTATGTGTTCGCCGCAGCCGATGTCGGCCTGCAGGTCTTCATCAACTACGAGTACACCGCCACCAGCACCGTCGCGCAGAACCAGATCGTGGTCAACCAGGCCATGGGTTACGCGCCGACGTTCACCACCGTGCTGAACCAGCCCTACGCCGGCAAGACGCTGCACGTGCGGCTGTATCAGTGCATCACATCGAAGCTGTCCATGGCGTCGAAGAACGACGAATTCACCATTCCGGAGTTCGATTTCGACGCCTTCCAGGATGCCTCGGGCAACGTTCTTGCCTACGGCTTGAGCGAGTAACCGCCACCATGCCAATCGTGAAAGTGAAGGGCATCGAAGTGGACTTCGGCGGCACGCCTCGCATCGTGCCGCCGTTGTCCCTGGGTGCGTTGGAACAGCTCCAGGAGGGCTTGTCCACGTTTACCGGCGATGTCAACGATCCGAAGCAGATCGCTTTGATCGTCGACTGCGCGCACGCGGCGCTGAAACGCAACTATCCCGAGCTCACGCGCGCGGACGTTGCCGACGGGATCGGGCTGGAAAACATGATGGAAGTCATGGAAGCCGTGATGGACGTCTCCGGCGTCAAGCGTAAGGCCAGGGAGGCAACCCCCACGGGGGAAGCGACGCCGGCGGATTGAACATCGCGGAGGTGATAGCCCACGTCGCCGCTTCGACAGGGTGGACGTGGGACTACATCGCCGAGAACGTCGATCTGGTCCGGCTTGCTGCGATGAACGATTACTGGCGCGGGCATCCGCCAGTGCACGCGATGGTCGCCGCGTATTTCGGCATCAAACCAGAAGAAGAAACCGCGCGTGAAAGTGCCGAACAGGATTTCTCCGCCCTGTTGTCGATGGGCGCGTTCAAAGAAGGGCCGCTGATATGAGCATCCAGGTAAAAATCGAAGGCGTCTACGGCGAATTCATCAGTGCGACGAAGCTGATGGCCGACGTGTTCGGCGGCCTCATGGATGGCATGAAGCAGGGCCTCAAAGAAATGTCCGATGAGGCCAAGGCGGACATGAAGGGCCACGAATCGGCCACCGAGCAGTTCGCCAACATCCTCAAAAACAACATGAAGGGCGTCACCGGCGCCGTCGAGGGCGTGAAGATCGCCTGGGCGCAGCTGGCCGTCATCTTCGAAGCTGGCCACTTCCTCAAGGACGCCGTCCAGGAGACGATCGCCGCGACCGTCGAATCGCAGAAGCTCGGCCGCGCGCTCGGCGTCAGTGCCACGCAGGCAAGCTATCTCAAGGTCGCCATCGGCGACGTGCACGGCACCACCGACCAGTTCATCAACGTCGCCAAGGGCCTGGACGCGCAGGTTCGCAAGAACGAAAAGGCGATGAACGATTTCGGGCTGCAAACCCGGGATGCCAGCGGCCATCTGAAAGACCAGCAGACCCTCACCCTCGACGCACTCGAGGTGCTGCGCGGCTACAAAGAGGGCACCGATCGGAACATCGCCGCCACCCAGCTGTTCGGCAAGGGCGTCAACGTGACCAGCGAAATGCTCGCGCTCAACGCCGAGAAGCTGGCCGCCGCCAAGGAAAAGGCCGACGCCTTCGGGCTGGCCACCGGCAAGGACGACGTCGACGCCGCGAACAAGTTCCGCGACGCGATGAACGATATGCACGACATTTTCGATGCCGTGATGAAGGCCGTGGGATCCGCGTTGTTGCCGGTGTTGAATGACCTGGCGCAGTGGTTCCTGGAGGATGGCCCGACGGCACTGATGGCGGTCAAGATTGCGATCGACATCGTCATCAGCCTGTTCAAGGGCCTGGCGTTCGCCGCGAAGGCCGCTTGGGAAGTGCTGCAGCTCGCCTTCACCAACATGAGCCGGATGGCTACCGGCTTCGGCCAGGTGTTCTACGACGTCATGCACGGCGACTTCGCCGGCGCCAAGGATGCGGCGTCGTCGATGGTGAGCGATATGTCGACCAACATCGGCGAATCGTTCCAGCGAATCATGGACAAGGCCTCGGCTACCACCGACTCCCTGTCGGACATGTGGGGCAAGGTCATCAACCCGGGCAAGACGCCCGACAGCGGCACCGAGAACGGCGGCACCGAAGATGCCGATATCGCCAAGAAGCCAAAGAAACACAGCGGCGCCGCCGAAGCGCGACGCGAGGCCGCGGAGCAGCGCCGGCTGCTGAAAGAAAAATACGACATGGTGATGGAGTCCTATAAGGGCGAGGAACAAGCCGCCCGGGACAACCTGACCAAAGTCCTCGAGATCCAGAAAAAGGAGCTCGTCGCCGCGACCGCCATGTATGGCGAGAAGTCCAAGCAGGCGATCGACGCCGCCAATCGCGTCGCGGAAACCCAGCGAAAGATCGATGAGCAGCAGGCGCAGATGGATCTCCGCCGCGCCGAATCGCATCGCGCCATCATGCGCATGCAGATCGACAACGATCAGCGGGATGCCGAAGCCCAGCAGCAGATGGGCGAAATCACCTACGCCAAGTTGATCGAGCTCGAGCGCGGCTACGAGGACCAGCGATACCAGCTGGAGCGGCAGTCGCTCGAGGACGAAGCGGCGATGAACATCGATCGCATCGCCGACCACCAGGCCACGCTGCTCAAGCTCGAGGAACTCGACCAGGCGCACGAAAACCGTCTGAGCGCCATCACTACCCAGGGCGCGCTCGAGCGTAACCAGACGCAGAAACAGGTCGAGGGCGTCATGGCCAGCGGCTTCGCCAACGCGATCATGGGGATGGTGAAAGGCACCATGACGTTCAAGCAGGCGATGAAGTCGATGTTCTCGTCGATCCTGCAGGGGCTCGTGCAGATGCTCGTGCAGTGGGCGGCCAAGATGGCCGCCCACTACATCATGGATCGCATCATGCACAAGGCGAACCTGACCGCGAAGAAAGCGGCGGAGAAGGTTGCCGCGGCATCGTCGATCGCGACCAACGCCGCGTTGGCGGGATCCGCCGGCACCGCGTCGTTCGCCGGCGCTCCCTGGCCGATCGATATCGGCGCCCCTGCCTTCGGCGCGGCGATGGCTGCAGCAGCTGGCGCGTTCGGCGTCGGGCTCGCGGCCGAACAGGGCTTCGACGTGCCGGCCGGCATGAACCCGGTCACCCAACTCCACCAGAAAGAAATGGTGTTGCCGGCGGCGCAGGCGCAAGTCATCCGCGACATGGCAGACAGCGGCGTATCCGGCGCCGGCGGCGACCACTACCACATCCATGGTGCGCACGACGCGCAGAGCTTCATGGACTTTTTGCGGCGTAATCCGGGGCAACTGTCGTCCGGCTTCAAATACGCCGTCCGCATGGGCCACCTGGTCGGGGTGAAGCTGTGAGCTACAACACTTTCCCGACCCTGATCGGCGCGGCGTGGGACATCAAGAAAAAGACGCTCTTCTCCACGTCGATCGAGACGTCGTCGTCTGGCGCCGAATACCGCCTCGGCCGGTGGGGCAATCTCCCGCACTACGAATTCCAGATGAAGTTCTCCTACCTGTCGCAGGCCGATCGCGACACGGTAGAAGCGTTCGTCGTTGGCCAGGGCGGATCCATGACGCCGTTCCTGCTCAACATCCCGAACGACAATGCGAAGACCGCCCAGGCGTTGACCGGCGTCGTCAACGGCACGAACAAGATCTTCGTCGCGCCAATTCCTCCGCAAGCGCAGATAAACACCGCGCTTCCCCCGACAGCGTGTTTCAACGACTGGCAGGGCTCGCAGCTTCTGTTCTCGTTCTCTCGCAAGAATTGGTTGCTGCAGTCCGCTGACTGGACGAACGCATCGTGGAGCAAGCAATTCGTCACCATCACCGCCAACGCTGCCACGGCACCGGACGGCACGGTGACGATGGACAAGGTGACCGAAGACGGCACCACGAACGGGCATTACATCAATCAGGGGCTGACCGCACAGATTGTCGGCACTCGGTATGCGATGTCGATTTACGCCAAGGAAACGGGCGTCGGCTCCAAACGCTATCTCGGCATCGTCGGCACGGGGTTCGCTGTCAACCAGCAAGCGGTGTTCGACCTCGCCACCGGGACCGTTACGTTCACCGCCGGCGGCGCGACCGCGGCAATCATCGCGATGAGCGGCGGCGGTTATCGCTGCCTCATGTACACCGACGTCTGCAACATCACCACCCCAGCTGTGCAATACCGTCTGACCAATACAAGCAGCGCGGCTGCTCCTTCATATGCTGGCGACAGCACGAGCAGCTTGTACATGTGGGGCGCTCAGATGGAGCCTGGCTATTTCCTTGGCCCTTATGCCGGCGCATACATTCCGACGACAACGACAGCGGTAACGGTGACCGACTTCACGTATGACGCCACCACGTTCACCTTCAACTCTGCGCCTGCGATTGGCTCCGCCCCGACGTGGACCGGCTACTACCTTTACCTGGTGCGCTTCAAGAACGACGACTTCGAAGTCAACCAGTTCATGGGCCGCATGTATGAAGTGGCCAGCATCGCGTTCCGGACCGTCCGATGAGCAAGACGGTTTCGGCGGGCTTCAAAACGATGCTCAACACGTCGCAGGTGCTGCTGGGCTGCGATCTCTATACGTTGACGCTTTCCGCCGGTGGCGTGTATCGAACGACCAACGCCCCCGTCGACATCGTCGTCGCCGGCAACACCTACCTGCACGAGGCCGCCGGCGTCATTCCGGGCATGGAGCGCGGGCCGATCAAGCTGGCCATCGGCCTGCAGGTGGAAAGCATCGATGTGACGGTGAAGTTCGACCCGTCGACGTTGTGGCCAACGACCAGCACGCCTGGCGCGTTCGCCAACGCCGGCGGCTTCGACAACGCGCGGATCCAGATCGACAAGTTGCTCACGCCCGATTTCGCGGACACCTCGCGCGGCGTCGTCAACCTATTCACCGGCGTGGTGAGCGATATCAACACCACCGACGCGCGCGTGACGCTGCACTGCGCCAGCGACCTGATATACCTCAACGGCCAGTTCCCCCGGAACTACTTCCTGCCGTCGTGCAACAACGCACTGTTCGATCAGAACTGTGGCTTGAACAAGGCCACGTATGCCGTCAACGGAACGGCCACGGCCGGCAACACCGTCAAGGTGCTGACCGCCAGCGCGTTGACGCAGGCCACTGACTACTTCGCCCTGGGCTACGTGATCTTCAACACCGGGGCGAATGCCGGGCTCGTGCGCTCGGTGAAGTCGTCGGTGAGCGGCGCGCTGACGCTGCTATATCCGTTGCCCGTTGCGTGCGCCAACGGCGACACGTTCACTGCCTACCCGGGCTGCGACAAGCTCGAGGCGACGTGCCTGGCCAAGTTCAATAACCTCGGCCACCACCGCGGCTTCCCGTTCGTGCCCACACAGGAACAGATCGAGCTCGGATCTGCAGGCTCGGCGCCGTCGGATAGTTCGCTCGGGAGTGGTCTCGGCGGCACCGGCCGGGGCACCGGTGGCCAGCAGGGTTCGTTCAAGCAGAAATGACACCCGAAGAGCGCCGCATCGTCGAGGCCGCGCAGGCCTGGCTCGGCACGCCCTACCACCACTGTGGCGACGTGCTCGGCTTCGGCGTCGACTGCGGAATGCTCCTGGTGCGCGTCTATTGCGATCTCGGTCTCGTGCCGATGCTGGATCCGCGCCCCTACGCGCCCGATTGGCATCTGCACCGCAGCGAAGAGCGGTACCTGGGCTGGGTGGAGCAGTACGCGCGCAAGGTCGACAAACCGCGGCCAGGCGATATCCCGCTGTTTCAATTTGGCCGCTGCATTTCGCATGGCGGCATCGTGGAATCGATCGAGCCCGAGCCAATCATGATCCACGCCAACAGCCGCGCGGCGTGCGTTGAGCGGTCGGAAGTCCGCATGTTCGAAGACCGCTTCATGGGGTATTGGAGAATCATTTCGTGAGCATTTTTGGCGGCAAGAAGCCAGCGGCACAAAAGGACACGCACGCACTCGGCCTCGACTTCCAATCGGCTCAATACGGCAACTGCATCCCCGTTGTTTTCGGCCAGAACAAACTCGCCGGCAACGTGATCGACTACATGGATTTCCTGCCGGTCGCGCACAAGCAGAAGGCCCAGGGCGGCAAGGGCGGTCACCCGCCGTCGACCACCAGCTGGACGTATCAGGCGAGCTTCGTGATCGGTCTGTGCGAAGGCCTGGGCACGATCGTCACTGTCTACAATGGCACCGGCGAAAACACGCTCGCCGGCGCCGGCGGCATCGGGTTCAATGGATCCGCGACGCAAGGCGTCTGGGCGCACCTCACCGGCACGCATGCGCTCAACTATTCCGCGACGTCGATCGCGTGTTTTCAGGACATGCAGCTGGGCGACACCGCGTCGCTGCCGAACCTCAACTTCGAAATCGCCGGCCGCAACCAGCTGGGCGGCGGCATCGTCGACGCAAACGCCGCCGACATCCTGACCGCGATCTGTACCGATACCCAGATCGGCGTGAAGTTCACGGCGCTCGGCGACCTGACCGCGTTCCGGAATTACAGCACCGCCGCCGGCCTCTTCTTTTCTCCCGTCTACGACACGCAGGCGCCGGCGTCGCAGGCGATCGAGTCGCTGCTGAAATACGCCAACTCCGCCGGCTATTTCAGCGAGGGCGTATTGAAGGTCGTGCCATACGGCGATTCGGCGATCACCGCCAACGGCGCGACGTACACGCCGAACCTCACAGTGGTCGCGGATCTGGGCGCGAACGATTTCATGACGAACGGGCCCGGCCCGAAAGTCACGACGAAGCGGAAGTCGCCGGCGGACGCGCTCAACATCGTGCACGTCGAATACAAGGACCGGTCGGCGAAATACCGCACCATTCCCGTGACGGCATCGATCGACCAGGACGTCGTCGCCACCGGAAGCCGCACCGATCAGTCCGAATCGGTGGACATGATCACCCTGGCGTCGACCGCGCGCCTGGTCGCGCAGAACCTGCTGCAGCGCATGTACTACATCCGGAACACGTATTCGTTCCGGCTCGCCTGGCGCTGGTGCTGGCTCGAGCCGACGGACATCGTGTCGCTCACCGATGTTGGCCAGGGGCTCAATCTCACCCCCGTCCGCATCACCAGCATTTCCGAAGACGAACACGGGCTGCTCAGCGTCGAGGCGGAAGAGCTGCCCGACGGCATTGGTCACGGCGGCACCTACGCGACGCCGGCGGTCATCCCCACGAACACGGATCCGGACGTGGATCCGGGCCCGGTCACGGCGCCGTATTTCTTCCGCGCGCCAGGCTTCCTGGTCTCCGCCGGCGCGCCCGAGATCTGGGTGGCCGTCAACGGCGCCAACCCCATGTGGGGCGGCTGCGATGTCTATCTCTCGCAGAACGGCTCGAGCTACACCTACCTGTCGACGTTCGCGCGGAAATCGATCTACGGCTCGCTGACGAACACGCTGCCCAACGTCGCGGATCCGGACACCACCAGCGCGCCGAACGTCTCCCTGTACGCCGGCGGCGTGTTGCTGGGCGGTCTCGCGGCCGACGCCGACGAGTTCGTGACGATGGCGATGGTCGACACCGAGATTATTTCCTACCAGGCGGCGACGCTGGCGGCGGGCCCGTCCTACACGCTCGGCACGCGGATCCGCCGCGGCGGCTACGGCACCACCATCGCATCGCACAGCGCCGGCGCACCTTTCGTTCGCCTCGACGAGAACATCCTCCGGATCCCGATGGATGCGTCCCAAGTCGGCAGCGTCATCTATGTGAAATTCCTGAGCTTCAACGCCTTCGGCCGCGGCGATCGCACGCTGGCCATGGAGACCGCCTACCCGTACACCGTCGGCAGCAACATCGAATTCCCGGACGTGCCGGCGACGCCCGGCAGCTTCGCCGTCACCGGTGTCGCCGACGGCATCAACCTGACGTGGAACAACGTCAACCCGGCGGCCGTCGCGTGCACCAGCATCGAGCGCTGCGCGACGTCGGGCGGCACGTACACGGTGATCGCCCAGGTAGGGCCGACGGACACCATGTACCACGACGCCATGACCACGGGCGCCACCTGGTTCTACAAGATCCGCAGCCGTGGCCACCAGGTCTCCGGCGGCTGGTCGGCATACACCGCCTTCGCGAGCGGCACGGCCTACAACACGACCACCAGCGTCGCGGCCGCGCTCGCCGCCGCCAACGCCGCGCAAGCCGACGCGACGGCTGCGCTGGCCCAGCTGACCGATATCGCGAGCGATTCGCTCCTGACGCCTGGCGAGAAGCCGATCGTCATCAAGGACCGGGACGCGCTCACGGCCGAGCAGGCCGGCATCGATGCCCAGGCCACGGCGTTCTCGATCACCACCGAGAAGACGACCTACGACACCGCCGTCACCGCGCTGACCACCTACCTGGCCACGCTGACGTCACCGGTCCTTTGGTCCAATTTGGGCGGCAACACCACGATCGTCGGCACGACCTTCCGGCAGAAGTTCCTCGACGTCTATGCAGCGCGCACGGCGCTGCTGAATAAGATCTACGCCGCGGCCAAGCTGCTCGCCGATACCGCCCAGGCAGCGGCCAACGCCGCGCAGGCCGACGCAACGAGCGCCCTGGCCACGCTGACCGATATCGCGAGCGATTCGCTCCTGACGCCTGGCGAGAAGCCGATCGTCATCAAAGACCGGGACACGTTGACGGGCGAGCAGTCGGGCATCGATGCCCAGGCGACCACGTACAGCGTCACCACCGAGAAGACGACCTACGACACCGCCGTCACGGCGCTGACGACGTACCTGGCCACGCTGACGTCGCCGGTGCTTTGGTCCAATTTGGGCGGCAGCACCACGATCGTCGGGACCACCTTCCGGCAGAAGTTCCTCGACGTCTACGCCGCGCGCACCGTGCTGCTGCAGAAGATCGCCGACGTCGTCACCTACGGCAACACCGCCGGCAACGGCACCAACGTCCTGTGGGACGAATACTCCCGCTACCTGACGTCGACGCTGCCAACGATCAATCTCAACGTGTCCACGGCCGCGGCGGTTTCGGATTCGCTGGCCACCGGCGGATTCGCGCTGCAGCTGACCACCGCGAGCGCCACGAACGCCGAGTATTGCGTCTTCGGATCCAGCCCGATCGCGAACTTCAACCTGCCGCTGCCGCCAGGCAAATACATCGTCTCCGCCTACATGCGCGCCAGCGTGTCGGGCCACCTGGTTCGGTTTGTCATCAAGGACGACGGCAACACGGGACACTTCGGCGCGAATCTCGCGATCACCAACACCACGGGCTTCGTCCGCTACTCGCAGGTGATCGACACGACGGCGGCACCGGGCGCCAACCAGCTGCTCTACATCAACACCAACATGAGCGCGGTGTCTGGTCGCGTGGTCACGCTCGATCGCATCATGATTGAGCCGCAGGTGGGCGGCCTGACCACGCCGTCGCCGTACGTGCAGGGCAATCCCGCGCGCCTCGCGATCAATGCGCAGACGGCGGCCAATGCCGCCCAGGCCGACGCCACCAGCGCTCTGGCCACGCTGACCAATATCGCCAGCGACTCGCTGCTGACGCCCGGCGAGAAGCCGGTGGTGATCAAGGACCGGGACGCGATCACGGCTGAGCAATCCGGCATCGATTCCCAGGCGACCGGCTACGGCATCACCACCGAGAAGACGACATACGACACGGCCGTCACCGCGTTGACGACGTACCTGGCCACGCTCACGACGCCTGTGCTGTGGAGCACGTTGAGCGGCGACACCACGATCGTCGGCACCACTTTCCGGCAGAAGTTCCTCGACGTTTATGCCGCGCGCCAGGTCCTGCTGCAGAAGATCGCGGACACGGTGACGCTCGGCAACACCGGCGGCAACGGCATCAACATGATGTGGGACGAACAGAGCCGGTTCACGGCCCTCCCGCAGTACGCCAACTACAACGACACGCTGACCACGTTCGCCTATGACGCCGCGACCACGATCGTCGGCGACGGCGGATCTTTCCAGGTCACCAGCGGCGCAGCGAACGCCAACGGCTTCTTCCAATTGAACGGTAGTTCGGGCGACTACAACATCCCGTGCCCGGGCGGGCAGAAATACATCCTGTCGTTCTACGCGCGCTGTTCGACCGCTGGCCACACCATCCGGCCACAGTACACGCGGGACGATGCGGTGAGCTTCAACTCGGCACCGGATTTCACGCTGACCACCGCGAACACCTGGTACCGCGTGGCGCTTGTGGTGGATCTCTCGGCCGTGGCTGCGATCCGCAAGATCGCCGTCGGCGTGTTTTATAACCGCGCGGCGGTCACTGGCCGCGTGACGAAATACGCCGGCTTCATGCTGGAGCCGATCATTGGTCAGCTGACAACGCCATCGCCCTGGGTGCTCGGTACGGCCGGTCGGTTGGCGCTCACCGGCATCACCAACGCGGCGTCGGCGCAGGCCGCCGCAGTCGCCGCACAAGCAGACGCCACGAGCGCCCTGGCCACGCTGACCGACATCGCCAGCGATTCGCTCCTGACGCCGGGCGAGAAGCCGGTGGTGATCAAGGACCGCGACTCGATTACCAACGAGCAGTCGGGCATCGACTCGGCGGCCGATCTCTACCAGGTGGTGACCGAGAAGACGACCTACGACACGGCCGTCACGGCGCTGACCACGTACCTGGCCACCCTCACCACGCCAGTGCTGTGGTCGACGCTATCCGGCAACACCACGATCGTCGGCACCACTTTCCGGCAGAAGTTCACCGACGTCTATAGCGCGCGCCAGGCCTTGCTCAACAAGATTGCGAGCAACGCGCAGGGGCTGATCTACGCGCCGCGCTCCGGATCCGAGCAGCTGGTGAATGCGGACTTCGAATTCGGCACGGATAGCCCGCCGGTCGGCTGGGCGCTGAATTCCGCCACCGTTCTCTACGACACCACGACGCAGTTCGCCGGCACGCGCTCGATCAAGGTGACGTCGACGGCAACGAATGGCGGCATCCTGTCGGATCAGAAATACGGGATCTCCGTTGGCGGCCGGATCCGCGTGAGTGGCCAAGCCAAGCGCGTGAGTGGCACCGGCAGCGCATCGATCGCGGTGTCGTTCTTCGACAACACCGGCGCGGTCGTCAGCACCGTGAACGCCGGCACCACCACGTCTTCTTCTTGGACAGCCCTGACCGGTGTCTGCCAGGCGCCGGCGAATACGTCCTACTACCAGGTGAACTTGCGCTGCACCGTGAGCGGCGACGTGTGCGAGTTCGACAACATCCTGCTCGGCCGGCAGCGCGATCTCGACAACGACATTGAGGACGGCGCCACGATGGGCCGCGTGTTGCTCACCGACCTTTCCAGCAATCGCGTGGGCCTGCGCGTGGCGGGTTCCGGCCATCGCATCGGCGACCAGCGCAACTTGCCGCAGATCACGATCACGAACCTGCAGTCGAAGGTGCCGACCGTCGTCACGTATACGTCGACGGCCACCACTGCGACGATCAGCGTCGCCGCCTTCACGGTCACGGCCGGCAGCGTGACGGTCAGCTACAGCGCCTCGAGCGTCGGCACGACTGGATCCGGCACCGTCACCTACTACCTCTACATGGACGATCCGACGTACGCCGGCGGCACCCAGACGCTCGTGGCCACGACCACGGCGCTGGTCTGCTACCAGAACGACGGCCGCCTCCTGGTCGGCGTCTGCACGGTCATCTACACGGCCGGCGGTTCGGGTGGCGGCGGCAGCGGCGGCCATGACTGCGTCGCTGCCAGCATGTTCCTTCGCTTTGGCCACCGCGCCGGCGATGCGCAGCAGCTGCAGATGATCGACTGCATCGATTTGCCGGCCGGGCTACCGATTCACGCGCGCGCGATCGAGGCCATCAAGCAGAGCGTCGAAGACTGCGTGCTCCTGCGCACTGCCGGCGGCGCCGAGTGGGAAGGGAGCACCACCACGCCGTTCGACCTGGTGGGGGGCGGCAGCAAGCTCGCGCCCGACATGATGGACGAGATCGTCATCACCGATCGCGGGCCCGAGCGGGTCATCCTCGTGTGGCCAACCGGCCGGCAGCTGGTGGTGCGCATCAGCGTGGGCGGCGTCAGCTACGCCGCCGGCCGGAACCCGCTGCACCGCGTTTTCTCCCACAACACCATCAAGCCGTGAGGGCAGACCATGTATTCCAAGCCTGATCAGAAACAGTTCCTGCAGGCGGCGCCGGCATCGGAAAAAGCCGAAGCCGTCGACGGCCTCGAGCCCGGCGAGTTCGTGGTGCAACTCGACACCGGCGAATTCGTCGCCGTGATCGCGCAAACCTTCATCGTCGAAGAGTCGGGGAACCCGTCGATCCATGCGCGGGCCCGCGTCGTCAATGCCGACGGCTCGGCCGCGCGCGATGCCAACGGCGATCAGATCCAGACCGGCTTCTCGCATAGCACCAACCAGGTGGAGCTCGAGAACCTGGGCGGCATCACCGAGGTCCAGCGCGCGGTGCTCCTGGCCGTGCTCGGCGAGCCAGCGAGCCAGCTGTGGGCGGATCCGGTCCACGCGTCGGTGCTCGAGCACGCGAGCATCCGGACGAACATCGCGAGCGCTGCACATTCCGGCGTCGTTCCCGACGTCGGCCAACTACTGTAAGGAGAAGGGCATGGCCAGGGTAAAAATCACCGTGACGCAGGCGGGTGGACCGATCGAAGTGCTGGTGATCAACGGCGGCGCGGAACGTCTCGCGGCGACGCTGCAGAAGAAGGGCGACTCGCACGAAGAGGAAGTCGCGGTGCCACAGGCGATCGTCTTGCGGGAAGACCACACCGCGATGCCCGAGGCGCCGGAAGCCGAATAGTTTTTAGCGAAGCCCGAAATTTTTAGCGCGGGCCTGAAAAGCACAAACCCCGCAAAGGTAAGCGGGGCTTGGCTTTGAAGTGGTGGCCAGGGAGGGAATCGAACCCCCGACACGGGGATTTTCAATCCCTTGCCGCATTTTGCGGTTTTCCCTTTGCCGGCGCATCGTTACGAATTCCGGCCGCTAAAAATTACCTTCAATCTTCCCGCTGTAACCCCTTGATTGCGCTACGCACCGGCCGGAGTTTTTAGCGGTCAATCGAGGTGGAAAACCCAATCGGGCGGATCCCAATCCGACTCCCATTCGGCGATATTGAGCCAGCTGAGCACCTTGCCCTGGCCATCGGTCAGGAAGACACCGTACTGGCTGCCGAATAGTTCCATGCCGTACGAACGCACCACATAGCGGCTCGTGTGGCCGTCGAAGGTGAACGGCTCCGACAGTTCAAAGATCTTGGCGTCGGTGCGGAAGTTGTGCGCCTTGCCAATCGCGGTGGCGTTCATCGTGTTGGCTCCACTTTTCGCGGCAGCCGCTGGTAGACGCGCTGGAATGTCTTCTGGTCCAGGTGGCCGAGGATCTGCCAGTCGCGCGACTCGGTGCCGGCCTTCGCGCGCAGATCGTTGAACGTGAAGCGCGCCAGCGTCGGGTCCGCCTTTCGCGCCTTCTTGAAGGCCTTGTGCCAGAGCGTTCGAAAACCGGACGACGTGTATTCCTCGCCGCCTTCCGTCACCAGCCAGTGCAAGCTGGCGAACTCGCGCAGCGCAGTGCCCATTTCATAGGCCTGCCGCAGCCCATCAGTCCAGGCGAACAGCAACGGCTGTCCGGTCTTCCTGGTCTTGACCAGCAACCCTTCCTTCGTAAAATCCGACCGCCGCAGCCGCAGGATGTCGCCCTGGCGCAAGCCGGTGATCGATGCGATGAACATCGCCGCGCGCACGATCGGCAGCGCCTTGACGAACACGGCCGCGAATTCGCTGTCCAGGACGAAGCGATCGCGCGGCCGTTCCTTGAGGCGATCGATGAACCGCGTGGGGTTGTCCTTGAGCAATCCCTTCTTGCCGGCGAGCTTGGCCAGCTGCACCAGGACCGTGAGCTCGCGGTTGCACTGGACGATACTCTGGTCGCCGCGGGCCTCCTGCCATCGCGAGATCGCCGGCGCGTCGAAATCGGACCAGCGAACATGGCCCCACACCGGCCGCAGGCTGGCGATGTATTTCTGGTAATCCTTCTCGGTGGATTCAGCCAGGTCACCCTTCTTCCGCTTGCGCGCGATCGCGCCCAGGAACAGATCCATCGTGGCGCTCATCGTCTGGCCAACCTTCTCGCCGGCGCCCCAGACGTCGGACCAGTCGGCCATCATCCGGTGGATATCGGCGCCGTACGTCTTGCGCTGCAGCTTGCCCGCCGATGCGGGCACCATCATGTAGAGGGAGCCGCTGCGCTTGTCCTTGTAGCAATAGGACGGCAGATGGCGGCTCTGGGAACGGGGGCGGGCCATGCGAAGAGCCTACGCCGCCTTCTTCGGGTGATCCAGCGCGCCTAGGTTGGGCTCGGTCTTCCGCGCCGTCCTGGTGCTGCTGGCGGGCATCAGCTTCGCTTCCACGGCCGCACGCAGCACCACGATGGCGCCGTGGCAGTCTTCCGTCGCCGGGATGCCATTGGCCGCGAACCAGGCGAACTGCTTGGCCCGGTGCGTGGATCCGGTCAGCTCGCGCAGCTCGGCTTTCGACAGGCGTTCGATCTCGCTCATTGCGTCCTTGGAGCCACGATGGTGACGTCGCCGCTGTGCAGCAGCGAAACGGCATGGTTCATGTATTTGCGGTTGTAGGCGTTGTCCGGCGCAACGCCAAGGTGGAGCGACCAGTTGGCGATGCGTTCGTCGAAATAGACCTTGTAGACGTCCGACTCATCGAAGGTCCAACCGTTCGGCAGGATCCCCATGCTGTCGTCCGCGGTCATATTTCCATCGAGCGAGACCATGTCGCCCTCAGTGATCTCGACGCCGTTTCGATCGATGAGTCCCGTCTTGCGCTGCATGGTCATTTGCCCCAATCGCTCTGGTCCATTTCGTAGCAGAGCTCGAGGCGGGCAGCGTCGCGTGCTGCGAGGAACTGCGCGAACTGCTCCGGATCTCCGCCCTGGTCGGGATGTTTGCCCTTGATGCACTCCTTGAACCGCGCCTCAACCTCGCGCGATGTCAGCGTGTCGCTCGGCAGGAAACCGAGCACGTCTCGCCAGGGCGTGGTCGACGTCGACGGTGGCAGCGCCAGGAAGCCGACGAACGCACGGTTGAGCACTTCGGCGCCGCCATGCCGATCGATCGCGCGCATGGCGTCCAGCGTCGCGGCGATCGCGGCCAGATTGTCGGCGACGCGGTCATAGCGATCGATGGCCATGCAGCGCGGCGGCTGCGAGCGATCAAAGCGGTCCGTCCAGTAAACCGCAACGCCTGGATCGTCGGGCTCGCGCTGGCCACTCTTCGGAAAGCCGTCAAGCCGCAGCGCCAGGTTCGTGCTTATCACCAGGTCGTCGTCGCTGATGCCCATCCGCGAAAGCTCGGCGCGGACCCGGTCGACGCCCTCGGCGATGGAAACCTCGCCTTTCCGGAGCCAGCTGCTCTGCGAGCCGTCGGATGCCCTGGCGCCGTATTCGCGCTTTTGCTTGCCGAACTTGGCGCGCGTGCGATCGAGGCCGCGGGTTCTTTTCCAGCCGGTGGGCCATTGCAACGGGTAAGCGGGAATAGTCATGCAATCTCCGGAAATTGATCATGTAGACGGCCGTCGAGTTGGCGGCCAGAAAGCTTCTTTCCGAAGCGTTGAAGCGGCGTGTCTTCGGTGCTCGGGTTGACGAACAGCTTCGAGTCGGTCTGGCCTCTGCCATAGGGCGCCCACTCGCCCCACTGCTTGAACAGGAAGGCGACGCCGGCGGCGGCGCACTGATCGCGCAGCGATCGCACCCACTCGGGATGCATTGGCCGCGCGTCAGGCCCGGACTCGCCGCCGCAGATGACCCAGTCAACGCCCCACTCGTCGCCGATTCCGGTGTAGTCGCACCGCCGGCAGCACTCGTAAGCACCGGTGGTGGGGTCCATACGCATGTTGTCGGCATTGCGGCACGGTAGGCACACCAAGCCGTCGACAGTAAGGTCGATCGGCCCAAGCATCGGCTCGATCGACAGGAACCGCACTGCTGCCGGCGTCTGCAGCAGCTTCGGCACGTCGCGACCAGCTTCATCCTGATTCACAACGGTGGCGCCGAGCCAGACATTCGGCATCGGGTTGCGCGACGACGTCGCGGTGATCCCTGACCAGCCGCCGGCTTCGGTGATCATTCGCTCCGCGTTGCCGATGCGCTTCGTCAGTAGCAGCCAGTCGAGGTTCGGCGTCTGGCGAATCAGCGAGAACAGGTCAGCGCGCCAGCTCGGCGGCACTTCATTGTCGAAAACATCGGCGAGAGAGGCGCAGAAGACCCGTCTGCGCACGGGTCGGAATGCCCACTTGTCACAGCGCGGGCAGTGGCGGGTGACGCCGGCTAGGGTGTTCTCATCGCCACGCCAACCGCATCCAACGCATTCGAGGAATGCGGCGCGATCCCATCGAAGCGGCTTCTTCCAATAGTCGGCGCCGGTGCGAGAGCGCTCCTGGCCAGCGCCCCACTTCACGCGATGCCGGCGTTTATCCATGTCGGCTTCGGCGTAGCAGTGGTCGCACCCAGGCCCAACCTTCGTGCACCCAATCCACGGGTTAAAGGTTGAGTCGGTCCATTCGATGTGCGTGTGGTCAGCCACGGCTGGAATCCTTCTTCGTCGAACGCTCGCGCTTCTCGTTCTCGGTGAGGCAATAGAAATGGACGTAGCCGCCAAGGACCAGGCAGCGCGGCCCGACCTTGCCGCAGCGAAGGCAATGCCGACTCGTGTGCCCCCACGGCAGCTTCTTAGCCATTGCGTTTCCGCGCCCGCTTGGCGATCTTGTTTCGCACCCGGTTCTTCTTCCGCACCTTCGCGGCGAATTTGGCCAGGTTGGTTTGCGCATTCAAGTTGATGGTCGTGGATCCCCGTTCGGCCAGTTCACGCTCGGCCTCGGCCTGCAGGTGCTTGGGAACCTCCACGTATTTACTGCGCAGGTCTTTCGGAAGGGAATTGATATCCGAAACGATTTCGCCGGTGTATGGCTGCATGTCAGCTGTTTCCTTTGGTTGGGATGTGCTTCAGTTGGAACTCGTGAATAAATCTATCGAGCTCCTTGTGGATGGCGTCCATGCGAGCCAAGTCCTTTAAGGTCGGTTCGTCGCTGGGATCGAGGACGCACATGATGCTGGCGAACAAGTGCTGCGCACCTGCAAAGAAGGCCATGCGCATTTCGTTCACCTGGATTGGCGGAGCGGCTGGATCCATCGCAGCCATACGCAGACTGACGAACCCGGCCTCGATCAACAGGCCCTTCTCGATCAACTCGCGGGAGAGTTTTTCCAGGTCGTTGCTCATGCTTCACCCGGGAACTTTCCGTCGACCATTTCAGCGAGGTCGGATCGGCCAGGGCACATGCTCAAGTCGACGCCCTTGATCGCGCAGTGCCAGTTATAGAGCGCGGCGGCCGTCGAAATGCAGTGGTGCAGCGCCTTCTCGTTCGGCGCCGGTGGGAGCTCTTCGAAGCGACCGTCGAAGAACTGAGCCGCCGGGCGTACCCAGATCTTGCCGTCGTCCTCGCCGCGATAGACGACTACTCGTGTTCCACGATTGTTCTCGTCTTCGCCTTGAGCGATCACTTCGTAGGTGGTGCCGCGCTTCACGTGCCGATATCGCGGCAGCACGTCGGCATTGGCGGCGTGCAGTGCCTTACCGGCGAGGTAAGCGACCAACCAGAACCAGTCTGCCGGGCGTTTCGCGCGATCGTGTGCGGTTCCCCACCGTTCGACCTGGTGCACGGCTTCAACATGCGTGCCGCGCAGGAACGCATCGATCTCCGGCGAGTTGATCAATTGCTTGAGTCGGTCAGCTTCGATCTGTTGCTGGTTCATTTCTTCACCGCCGCTTTTTTCATAGCCTTCTTCGCGGCCTTTTTCGGGGCCGGCTTTGGCGGCGCTGGCGCGCGCAGCAGCTGTGGTATCCAGTTCGCTGCAGCGAGCAGCGGATAAGCAGCAGCAGCGAGGGGTTTGCCCGTGAGCTTGTCCAGTGGTTTCGCCTTATCGGCGCCGCAGGCTTCGGTCACCGCTGTGACGATGTATGGCTTGGCTTGCTCGCTGAGCCATTGTTGCGAAAGCTGCCAGTGCTCCGCGAAAGTGACGCCGACAACTTTGGCGAACGCATGCACGTCCGGCTCCTGGGTGTCGTCAGCCAGGATCAGTTCCGCGGCCATGATGGCCAGAAGCTTATCGACCAAGTGGTTGTTTTCCGACTTGATCAGCCAAGCAAGGATGCTGCCGTGTTGCTTGACGCCGGCGTCGATCTTTTTGGCCCACTCGGCGAGCTCCTGGATGCCCTTCGGATCCGTCGCCTTGATGGCTTGCGCAATCGTCGACGGCGCGTAGGGCATCGCCTCCAGCACGATCAGCGTCGCCGCCGGCTCGCTCCACTTTCCGGTGAAAAACTGCGCCGCCATCGCCGCAGCCAGGCACGTGCGGGCCATGTAGCCGTCCTCGCGCAACTCGCGGCGCAAGATCGCCGTGCGCACGCCGTAGAGCTTGTCATTGGTCTCGCGTGTTCCGTCACCCTTGGGCTTGTTGGCGCCGGCCTTTTTCTTGCTCGCCGGCGCCTTCTCGCCGGGCTTGACCATGCCTTTGTGCACGTCGATGTTGCCGTTGTGGCTGATCGTCACGATCACGCCGAGCTTGGGATCGGGTTTGCCGTCGCCGCCTTGCTTGTATTTCGCCTTCTCGCTGTAGTCGAACGACAGCCGGGCCTCCGCCCAGCCCCAACCTTTCGCGCGTTGCTTCGCCGCTTCGGCCTCGAGCTTGGCCAGCGCGAGCTTGTTCACCAATTTGGAATCGGGCAGAGACGCAAAATCGCTGAACAAATCCTTGCGCGTCTTGCCGCCTGCCTTCTCGTACGCGTCGACGCCGACGAAGCGGCCGAGCGTGCTATCCAGGCCGATATCCTTTTCGACCAGCGCCTGGCGCAGCTGCTGCGGGCTGCGTAGCCATAGGGCATGCTCGCCGGCTTTCCAGGCCTTCATCTGGGCGGGGTGATCGTCGACCAGCGCCAGGGCCATCATCTGATCGAGTGTTGCCTTGCCCGCGCGATACTCGGCCAGCAGCGATGGAGCGACGTTACCCAGGCGAAACCGTTGTTCGACATGCTTCTCGCTGGTGCCGAACCGCACGGCGATCTCGGCGGAGGTAAAGCCAGACTCCTTGGCCAGCGCCCGGAATGCTTCGAATTCGTCGGCCGGGTGCATCGCCTGTCGCACGACGTTCTCCGCCAGCGAGATCTCGGCGGCTTCCGCGCTGGTGACGATCCTGCAGGCGACGGGATGATCGTCGGCGAGCGCGCCTTCCTTGGCGAGCAGCTGCAGTGCCTGCAGTCGGCGGTTGCCAGCCACCACCTGGTACTTGCCGGCGATCTCAACGACGGAAAGGTTTTGCAACAGTCCATGCGCCTGGATCGAGCCGGCAAGGTCTTCGATGCTGGCGCCGCCCGACTTGCGGACATTGCTCGCGGACGATGTGAGTTGGGACAGCGGAATCGACAGAGTCATGATTGGATCCTCGGGAAGTGGGACGGGAGTTCGATCAGTCGACCTTCCGAACGGAGATCGAAGTTGCGACGCCGAGTGGCGGCAGCGAGCCAGGGAAAACGGCGATGGAAGTCGCGGCGCAGCTGGTAGCTGCTCGCGTGGTCGAAGTGGCCTTCGTAGCTCGCCCAGATCGCGGAGACGTCACGCAGATCCTGCGGCGTCACCTGCAGGCCGTGTGCGGTGACGTGGCGATACGCCCACCCAGACAACGCCTGGCGCGCGTGCGACACGACACGACGCCGAACGAGCGTGTGGGAAGGGCGGACGATGTAGCCGAGGAAGTCGATGCCGTCGGTCAGCGGCTGCAGGCGGATGTCGGCTTTCAGCGACAGGTTGAGCCGGCTGGCCAGGAACGCCTCAATCTGGTGTTGCCACGCGAGCAGCTGCTCGCGATCGCGATGCACCAGGACAAAGTCGTCGACGTAGCGCAGGTAGCGTTTCGCCTTGAGCACATGTTTGACGAACTGGTCCAGTTCGTTGAGGTACACGTTGATGAAGAACTGCGATGACAGGTTGCCGATCGGAATGCCGCAGCCCGGCGGCGCGTTCTCCAGCCGCTTGTGCGGCGGCACCTGGGCGCGTTCCTCGGCGCTGGCGCGGTAGTGCACGCCCTGCTCGAGGGGCGACAGGCGAAGCAGGGCGTGGACCGCGTGCTGTATCGGCAGCGATATCCCGGCGCGTTGCATGCGTGCCTTGAGCAGGCCGTAGAGGATCTTCCGCTTGACCGAGTTGAAGCAGTTGTGGATGTCCAGCTGCAGGAAATATCCGCCGCCCTGGCCGCTGGCGACTTGCCGAACGAACGCCACCAGCTGGCGAACCGCGGCGTGGGAACCTTTGCCGCTGCGGTTGGCGTAGCTGTCGGAAATGAAGGTCGGCTCGCAGACGGCCTCGAGCGGCGGCACCACCAGGTGATGCACCACGCGGTCGGCGAAATCAGGCGCGTGGATCTCGCGTGCCTTCGGCCGCGTGGCGATGAAACAGGTGGTCGGCCGCGGTGACCAGGTGCCGGCGTTGATCTGGTCCTGGATCTCGAGCAGGTTGTCCATCCAACGCAGTTCGAACTGCAGCTGGTTGACGCTGGGGCGCTTGCCTTGCCGCGCGCGCTGGAAAGCAGAAAGGATGTCCGGAAAGCGAATGCCTTCCGGTGCCGCACCGGGATACTCACCGGGCACGCCAGCGGGCCGCACGGCGAGGACGAAGCACTCGTTGTTGCGGTTGTTGGTGTTGGCGTTGCCGTTGTTGAAATTGAGGTACCACGCGTCCGAAGACGCATCCCCCGACACTTGCGACCCGGCCGCGCATCCCGTCGTGGCGTAGCGTGGCGTCGTCATGCGTTGGCCCCAGAAACTGAGGCGGCCGGGGTACTCAGTATCTGTCCACGCTGGCCATGCCGCGGTTGCGGCTGGCCATTCTGGGAACTACGGTGCAAATCCTTTTTCCAGCCGCCGGCCTGCATGCCGAGCTCTCGGCAGATCCTGGCCAGCTGTTCGAAGCGTGCCTTGCTGGTGAACGCGCGCAGCAGGGCGGCGATCTGCAGTTCGCCCTTGAGCGTGTCGATCTCGCGCACCAGGTCGTCGACCAGGTCACGGCGATATCGCGGCTCCGCGTACGCCTGGCGCGCCAGCCTCAGCACCTTCCGCACCTGGGCGCGCAGATCCTCGCCCGTCGGGTACCGGTTGAAGCGCGAAAACTGCCGAACGGCCTGCTCGATTTCTAGGAGCAGGCGCTCGGACAGCTTCACGATCGGCGGCGCGTGGAAGGTCATGGTATGCGGTCGGCTTTTTTCAGAAGGTCAATTACTGACCGGGCACGCCAGCGGGCCGCACGGCGAGGACGAAGCACTCGCCGCCGCGGCTGTCGGTGTCGGCGGAGCCGTAGCTGAAAAAGAGGTACCACGCGCCCGAAGACGGATTCCAGGACGCGCGCCGACGGGTCCAGTACCAATCGTCGGTCCGGATCCAGAAGAAGAAGTTGGGATCGCACGCGGGGTTATGGCGCGAGCGATCGATGATCGGCTCGAGTTCCTTGTCGTCGCCCATCTGCCAGCCTTTGACGCCGCAGTGCTCGAGCTCGGCGGCGGCTTGCTCGCCTTCCTCGTGCGGCCAGGTGCGATCGCCGACGTTGATCGCCGCGACGATCATGTTGTTCTGGAGCAGGTGGATCGCGCCGACGTCGCTGTTGGGCGCATCGTCGGGCAGCGGCTCGAGCGTGTGGCTCAGCTTGATGTAGAGCCGGTCGTCCCGGCGCCGCTCCGGAAGGGCGCGGTGCACGGTGCCCTCGCCCTCGGCGATGAATTGCGTGGGGAAGTGGCCGCACGTCGGGCAGTTGCTGACGCTGATCGTGTTCTCGTCCATTACGTTCTCTCAGTGGCACGGCTCGCGCCGCGGAAGGTTTTTTTCAAAGGGCAAACGACTGACCGGGCACGCCAGCGGGCCGCACGGCGAGGACGAAGCACTCGTAGTTGCGGAGGTAGGTGTAGGCGTAGCCGCTGTCGAAAAGGAGGTACCACGCGACCGAAGACGGATCAGCCGCCCAGGGCGTGCGCGTCCAGTGCGAAGCGGCGTCGATATCGGGGAAGTAGTTGGTGTCAGCCGCAGGATCGTGCTTCGTCAGATCCCGGATCGCCTCGAGGTCTTCCAGGTCGGGATAGCGCCAGTCCTTGAAACCGAGCAGCGTGAGCGCAGCGCACAGCTTCTCGCCGGCGGCCCACTTCTGCCGCTTCGCGTGGATCTTCCGCGCGGTGACCCAGATATTGCGGCTGGCGACGTAGACCGCGACGTGATCGGTGCCGGCATAGTCGGCGGGCAGCGCGTTGCCGTCGGCGCCGATCTTGATGAAGCGCGCCGGCGCCGCGGTCTCGCCGCTGAACGAAAGCAGTTCGCCGGCGATCGGCGACAGGTCGGAGTCGCGCTTGATGTTGATGAAGCTCGCGCCGTTCGGCTCGATGCGGATGGAAATGTTCTGCATGACGGATCCCCTGGTGAGTGGGTGGGCTAGCGGATGGAACGGACGCGCTGCGGCGTGGCGTTGACGACAGGCACGGCGACACCGATCAGGCGACACCACTCCTGCAGGGCCGCTTCGAAGCTCGGGTGCTTCGCCGTCTTGCGATCGCAGGGATGGCATTCCAGGCAGTGGCCGCCACCGCTACGCGGCGCACGGCGATCTTCGAAATGCTTGGGCGCCTTGCTGCAGGCGCAGGGCGGGACTTCGCCAGGCGCGTGCGTGATCTGGTGCTGGGTCACGGGCCACCGCCTTCGGCGCGTTTGTTCGCGACCATGTCGGCCCAGCCGATAACGGCCATCCCGACGGCGAGCAGGGCGAACGCACCGAAGAACCCGACCACGATGCCGAACTGGAAGTCGCTCATGCGCGCACCGGTTCGACGGGTTTGGCCAGCTGAATCGCGAGGTGCCTGGCTTCTTCGATAACGCGATGATTCGCGACGCCGGCGGCGAGCATCTTCTGGCTCGCGGCGACGACGACCGCCTTGTTGACGCCGTTACAGCCACGCGCGCGGGCGATGGTGCGGCAGCGACACACCACCTGCTCGGTGGTTAGGTCAGCAGCCGCGCGCGCGGCACGATCGAAAGCGAGGATCTGTCCCATGCTCAATGCCCTCCGGAGAAGAAGCCGCCCCACCAGAGCAACCCGAAGACCAGGGCGGCTCCGATCAGGGATCGGATGAAGTCGTGGGTGCCGGTCTTCTCCTGGCCGTCGCGCGTCAGCGCCGTGCCCAGGTTCATGCCGATGAGAATCACGTAGAGGATCTGGGGCAGGTGCATGTCAGGCCTCGAGGGCAGCAGCTGCTGCGGGATTGGTGAGCGCCGAAGCCAACTTCGCGCGCGCTTCGTCCAGGCGCCGGCGGTGGCGCGCGAGGTCGTCGAGCATCGTTTTGTTCGGGTGCGCGTAGCGCGACAGCCTGGCGATGTTTGCCTCGGCGCCGACCATTGCCTGGAAAGCGGCGCGCGCGACCTCGAGCCGGGCTTCTGGAGTCATTTCGCACCGCCGTTCAAACCCAGCCGCGCGTCGGCGCGTTCCATGCGCTTCACTTCCTTACGGCAGGCGGCACCGATGGCGAGCCATTCGTTACCTGCTGGCGTGAAGTTGGCGATGGAGTGGGCGGCAGCGTCCCGCACAAATTGTCGGGCGAGCGTCCTGCGCAACGTGATGGCGTAAGCGACCTGGCCGCGCGTGAGGTTCGGGTTCTTCGCTGCCTTGTCCGCCTGATACACCCAGCCGGCGGCCAGGCGTTCCTGGCGCGACGCGGCGATGCTCACGACCGCCGCGATCACGCGGCCACCGACAAGGGAATGACGCGGCGGAACTCGATCATGCAGCCGCAAGCGATCCCGTTCTTGAACAGGGGAGTGGTGCGGCGCTCGAGGACGCCGGCGGCAACTAACGAGTCGGCGTAGCGATGACGATCGCCAGAACCGGCGCACTCGAATTCCGGGCCGAACGATTCCGCGACCGCCAGGTATTTGGCGGCCGTCTCGGCGTCGATCGGCGCACCGGCCCGGGCGAAGAGCCGGGCGATGGCGGTCTGCAGCGAGAAGTCGGGCGGCTGGTACATCGGAGCTCCAACGCCAGTGGCGGCGCGGAGCTAAGTAAAGCAGCGCTTTACCTATGTGTCAAGCGGTGCTTTATCTGCTTGATCCGGGATGGGAAAAGCCCAGGAACACGACAGGGATTTTACAAGCTGGCGGCCCAGTGGTCTTCGGAGACGATCGCAAGCGGGACTCCCTCTCTTTTCAGCTCGACTGCCCTTTCGATTTTTCGGCCATAACTGGAATGTATCCAATCCCGCGAGCCGATTTTCCCGATAACCAGATATCTGGTGCGTTTGGTAGGCGCGCTAATTGCGTGGGCGCCGCGCTGTTCCAGTGCGTCAATTACTGCAGCGCGGCGCCCAAATGCAAAGGTGCCCGTGACGACAACGATCGCGTCGCGGAACAAGAGTAGAGGTGCCGGCTCATCCAATGGCAGCGCTGACGAAAGGCTGGCAACCTCCGCCTCGGTGTTGAAGGTCTCGCCGCCAACAAACCGGCTCAGCGTGCCCAGCAAGTCTGATTCTTCGTCTGAATCGATAACCCCATCGACCAACGCGTCTGTCAGCCGTCGATAAAGCACGTCATAAGGGAATTTGTTGGCGAACGCACTATTCCGCTCGATCCAACTTTTAAGATAGCCAGCTTCGTCCGAGCTGCAATGGCCATCCGCGAGAACCCCGCGACACACCCCGATAAGCTCGTCGGTGGAACGATCCGCGCGCCGCGCAGCTGTCATGGAGGCGTGCGGCGCATTTTGCGAAAAAACACCCACGTGCGCTATTTCACTTCCTCGGGGACCGTCGGCGCCACCGTGACCTTGCCGTCGGTGAACTCGATCGTGACGACCGAAACCCCGCCGATGCCGAAGATCCCGGCCGACGCCCAGCCGTAGTAGAGCTTGCCGTTGACGGCACTGATCGATATCGGCTTGCCGACCAGCTTCACGACTTCGGCCGTGGTCATGCCGACCTTCACCTGGCGCATGCCTTCCCAGTTGATCTTCTTGGCGTCGGCGGCGCCGGCGAAACTGATCAGCGCGAACAGGACAAGCAACGAGCGCAAGAGCTTCATAGAGCCTCCAGTTAATCCACCCAGCTACCGAGCCAGCGGACGCGACCGATAATCTGCACCGGTTCGCGCTTGGCGTCCATGCGCCGGGCCTTGTTCCAACGATGATCAGCGTCGGGGTTGATCGATTCGAAGAATACGATGTCATCCAGGACCAGGCATCGCTTCGCGTAGATCTCCTTGCCGAGCTGGACGATGAAGATCGCCTTATGTTCCGGCTTCTTGTCGGACACGTCGAACAGGAGGGCATCGCCTTCCTTGATCATCGGCAGCATCGATTCGCCGCGGCCATACATCACGGCCAGGTTGCTGGCGAACAGTCCCTTGCGCGCCAGGCTGTCGGCCTTGAACTTGAGTGCATGCGTCTCGGCGTATTCCTGGGCCTCGACACCGTTGCCCAACCCGACCGCCTGGGCATACCCGAGCACGTCTTCCCAATCGTCCCGCTTCGGTGCGCCGGATCCGCGCCGGATGAAATGCTCGATCGGCTTGCCGAGGATGCCGGCCAGGCCGGACAGGTTTTCCTTGCTGATGCGGCCCGTGGTTTCCCAACCAGTGATGGCCTGGGGCGACACGTCCAAGCGCTCGGCAATCTCTGCCTTCGTCTGGGGCGCGGCCGCGATCGCCGCCCGGATTAGGGCGGCTGTCTCTTCGTTGGTGAGGGGGTCCCGATCAAGCATGGATTGAATGCTCATCTGCTTGCCAGGCAGGCGGAAGCAATCAATGCTTGATGGACGGCTAAAGCTATGCTTTACTTTGGCCGTGAACGCCATCGAACGAGCCATCGACGCGGTTGGGGGTAAGCAGGTTGAGCTTGCTACTCGCATTTCCGTGACCCCCCAGGCAGTCAATCAATGGGTAAGCGGGCTGAGGCCCGTCCCGGCGAAGCACTGCATCGCGATCGAGACCGCCACCGGCGGCCAGGTTACCCGCCACGACCTCCGCCCGGACGTCTTCGGACCGCCGCCCAGCAACGAACCCCATTCGGTGGCTGCCTGACATGCGCCTGACGCTGTTGTGCTGGTCGATTCGTTGCGCACTGGTGGATGGCTCGTTCGATGCCGTCTATGCCGCGCACCGGGGCTTCGAAGCCAATCGTCGCGCGGCGACGGGGCAGGACGCATGAAGCGCAAGCTTCAATTCCTGCCGCCACGCCAGTCGCTGATCTACGCAGCGACGCGCCGCATGCTGGACGAGTCCGCCAGCTGCGTGCGCAAGTTCGCCATGCAGGTGGCCGATCTCTATTTCGCGACCACGGCCGTCGACCAGCGTCACGTGAAGTTTCGCTGGGGCGTGACGATCGACGAACTCTGCAGGGCAGAGAAGCACAACGCCCAGGTGCTCGGCCGCTACATGGACGGCACGGTGAAAGTGCTGCCGGCGGATCTCGAGGACGCCTGGGTGATGGCCTTGCCGATGCCGTATCGGCAGGAGCTCGAGCGCGAACTTGCCGCGCGCCGCGGCATGTTGGCAGTGCCGATGCCGGAGCAGTGCGCTTCGGCCGATATCGGCACGGCATCCGCCCTGGCCAAGGAATTCGGCGAGCTGTTCTCCGCGCTGGCGCCGGCGCTGGTCGACGGGCAGTTCACCGAAGCGGATCTGCCGAACCTGAAACGCATCATCGCCGAGGGCGACGACCTGATCGGCGCGGTGCTGGCGGTGCGTCGCTGCGCGTTGGATGCGTTGCCGCAGGCGCAAGCAATCCGTTTTCGTCCTGTGAGGTCGGCATGATCGAGCGCAAAGACCGGTCCTCCATCTTCGGGTTTTGTTCGGAAGAGGACGTCGGCAAGTTTATTGAGTCGGATTTTCGCATCCGGAACGGGCTATGCCCGAACGGGCATGGGTTGATGGAAGGAACCGATTTCGGTCAGCAGTGCCCGACGTGCAGTTTCTTCTGCAACACGAAGGCTGAAAAGGATTCGGTGCAATGAAAGAGCACCCGATTCTGATGTCGGCACCAATGTCGCGCGCCCTGCTGGAAGGCAGGAAGACGCAGACGCGCCGAATCTGCAAACCGGCCGCCTTGCTTTCATTCGTGGTGGATCTTGGCGACGGCACGTTCGGCGACGAAGAGGGTGAGGTTCGATTCGCTTGCCCCTACGGCCGGCCAGGTGATCGGCTCTGGGTGCGAGAGACTTGGGCTGAGCTTTTGGCTGTTTCGCCAGCATCCGACCAGCCAATCCCAATAACAGACGGCGAGCGCCTGATTGAACCGCCGACTAGCTATATCGACCCGCGCAGCGGAAACACGCGTTGGAATTACGACGGCCGTCTGATCGCATATCGGGCCAACAGCAAAATCGAGTTCTGCGATGGCGACGGATTTATGGGCGACTTCGCCGATCGTCGAGACATGCCGCGCTGGCGCCCTTCGATTCATATGCCCCGCTGGGCTTCCCGCATCACGCTGGAAGTAACAGAGGTCCGTGTGCAGCGGTTGCAGGACATCACCGAGCGCGATGCTCACGATGAAGGAGTTGATAGACCTCCGCGCCCGTTTCCCATCTGGGGCATGGGCGGTGGTACGGCGGCGGAAGCAAAAGCACAGGACCAATGGATACGCGAATTTGATAACTGGCATCGCGTGCACTTTGAGTGGCTGTGGGCGTCGATTCACGGCGCCGAAAACTGGCTGCTGAATCCTTGGGTTTGGGCCATCACATTTAAGCGAGTGGCACAGTGACCGCGCCGCTCGTTCCGTCCGACTGCGATCTCCGCGACTTCCAATACATGCCGCTGGACGTCGTCCGGCTGCGCGACAGCGAACTGGTGACGGCCGTGACCGGCGAAGAGGCCTTCGTCGCGGTGCTGCTCTGGTGCGCGGCATGGCACCAGGTACCGGCCGCGAGCTTGCCCGACGACGATCGCCAGCTCGCGAACCTCGCCGGCTACGGCCGCGCGATCAAGGAGTGGTTGAAGGTCAAGGCCGGCGCGCTGCGCGGCTTCGTTCGCTGTGACGATGGCCGGCTCTATCACCCGGTCGTCGCCGAGAAAGCCAGGGAGGCGTGGGACGCGAAACTGCAGCAGCGATATCGGACCGAGTGTGCGCGGATCAAGAAGGTCGCGCAGCGGCATGACGTGTCCCCAATCTACCCCACGTTCGACGAATGGCTGTCCCAAGGGACACGCGGCAAGTGTCCCGAGGGACAACCGCCAATGTCCCCAAAATGTCCCGAGGGACAGAGCATCCAAGGGAAGGGAAGGGAAGGGAAGGGAATAGATATTCCTAACCCAACATCAGGACACACCCCGCCTTCGGCGGCTGGCTCGGTCGACGTCGAATCGAATGGCAGCGATCGCGTTGGCCAGTTCGAAGGGCACGAGGGCATCCCCAGCACCACACCGAACCCGGTGGCGCGCTTCGCCATCGCGTTGACCCGAGCAGGTTTCCAGATCACTTCGCAGAACCCGATCCTCCTGGCCTACGTGGCCGAGGGCGGCACCGTCGAACACCTGCTGCAGTGCGCGCAGCTGGACGACTGCACCGGCAAGAAGGCGGCATACCCGCTGGCCATCGCGCGCCGCGAGCTGGCGGAGAAAGCGTCGGCAGTGACAGCAGGCACGCCGCCGGCGTCGACACCCGCGCGCAGCCCGGACGGCGTCAGCCCTCGCGTCGATCGAGAAACCGAGCGCCAGCACCTGGCCGAAAGCATGGCCGAGTTCTACCGGCAATACCCGGAAATGAGGCCTTCCCATGCGGCATGACCTGACCGACGACGACATCCTCACCTTCACGCTCGCGGGCTGTAACGACGTCGAGGTCGCGACGTACGCCGGCACCAGCCTGACCGTCGCCCGCGCGCGCATGGCGCACGCGCTGCGCGACCACGCAAAGCCTAATAACCCTGTGGATAACCGCGAGGTTTCACGTGGTTGAAGAAGAAGACGACCAGCCAATGCCGCCGCCGCCGCCATCGCACAACGTCAAGCAGACAGAGCGCGCGCGTCGACTGATGGCCGAGATCGCCGAGGTTCTGGGAATTGATCAGCAGGAGGGGACTGATGGAACTGCCAGCGGAAGCGCCACCGGCGCAAAAACCTCTGCATGAGTCAGCAAACAACGCCGGCGTGGCAACCGGAAGCCGCAACGACTCAGCAAGTGAAAGCGTGACCCGGGGAAATCCGCTGGCAGCCTTCCTGGAGGGGCATTGGGAGCGCATTGGCCAGGACGTCGACTTCGTCTGGAATGGCCGCCACCGCAAACCGAGGATCCGCCAGGTGCTTCGTTGGGTGCGGGCATGACCGAAACGACAGCGCGCGCCGTACGCATCCCGATGCGGACAGGCAATGGCTTGAACGACCGCCTGCATCATTTCGCCAGGGCCAGGAAGGTCAAGGAAGCCCGCGGCAACGCGTGGATGGTGGTAATGCAGCGGGCCCGCAACTGGACGCTGCCTTGCACGATCACGCTCACCCGCGAAGGTCCGGGGACGCTGGACGACGACAACCTGCCCGGGGCGCTCAAGGCGATCCGGGATGGCGTCGCCGATGCATTCGGCACCGATGACCGGACACCGAAGATTCAATGGAAATACAACCAGGTGCGCACCAGGGAGTGGGGCGTGCTGGTTGAGTGGGAGCCGCGCGGGGAATGAGCTACGACCACCTGACGCGGCCGGAAAATCATGTTGATCGCCGTGATCGGCGCCGGGTTCTTTCCCGGATGGCCAAGGAAGGCCCATGCACGTTCTGCAAGCACCGAGTCTGGGCGTTCATCGCCGACCGCTGGGTGTGCGAGCGTGACGCCGGCCGGAGCTTCCCGTTGTGCACGAAAGACAACAGGCAGCCCAGCTTCGAGCTGGACCACGAGACGATCAAACAAGGGGAAAGCACCGGTGAACGATAAGGCGATCAAGAAGAAGCCACTTCCGGAGCGCATCGCCGGCCTGGACGTGAAGACGTCCTACCGCGACATCCGTGACGGCATCGGCGCCTGCGGCGCGCCCACGCTCACCGACCAGGACATCGCGGCCGCGCTTGGCATGGTGAAGACCCGGCTGGGCCCGTTTCCACCGATGGCCCTGGAAACGTATTTCGGATCCACGCTGCGCCACGAGCGCCGGCTGCGGGAGAAGTGGTCGGATCTGCACGAACAGGCCGACATGAGCACCACCAGCCGGATCATCTGCCGATTCAGCGCAGCGATCGCCATTCGCCAGTTCGCCGGCATCGTGCACTCGACGACCGACATGGCCGAATACAGCTACCTGCTCGTATCGCGGCCGCGCGACTTCGCCCAGGCGGTGCAGCTGGTCCTCGACTGGCTGGAGGTACTGAAAAGCGAAGGCCTCACCGAGCTGCGCAAATGCTGCCGCGAGGGCCGCGCCACGCTTGACTCCCGCGTGAATACGGCCTAAATTTCTATCAACCAAAGCCGCCCCTGGATTCCAGAGGCGGCTTTTTTATTGCAACCACGCCTCGGCCCTCACGCCGGGGCGTTTTCATTTGGGAGATCGAAAATGGCAAAGATGCGCGCCAAAATGCAGGTAGGCCACGTCCAGGCGTTCAAGGACAACGCCGGCAACACGACCCAGGAAACCGTCAACTTCCACGCCGTCTCCAAGAGCGGCGCCTACCCGGCCGACGGCCACGACGAAGACAACGACTACGCGCGCTGGAGTCCGAGCGCCAACCTGTCGATCAGCATCGCGAATCCCGCGCTGTTCGGTCAGTTCGAAGTCGGACAGAAGTTCTACGTTGATTTCACCGACGCCCCCTGATTGGGGCGTTTTCTTCTGCGAGTTGGTCTAAAGGACGGACGCGGGACTCATAACCCCGAAATCTCGGTTCGAATCCGAGGCTCGCTACCACTTCGATCGATGCCGCGCTGAATGGGCCTCGACGGCAATGTCGCGACGACAACGCCGCCCTGCCAGTGACAACTCAATCTCCAAATGACGGAACGGAAAGGCGTGTGAAAACGCTGGCCCGCCCGGCATCGATCGATTTTCTTTTCAGGGGACCAGCATGAGCCTTCATCAAGGGGCGGCAAACGCGGTCGCGCTCAAGCTCGCCGCTGCGAGCTCGGGCGTGGCCGCGCTGCTGAGTTGGGATGCTTCAACGGCATTGGTAGGCGTGCCGGTCAACGTGCTGATGGCCGCCCTCACGGGTGCGCTGCTCGGCGTTGCGTACGGCGCGCCAATCCCGGGTCGCTTTCGCCTGCTGGTCGTGGCCATCGTCAATGGCTTTCTCGCGGCCGCGTTCTCCACGCTGCTCACCCATGCGCCGCTGATCGGTCCTTACCTGGATAAGGCGCCGGCGGCGGCACTCGCGCTGCTGCTGGGGTTTTCCGCGCGCTGGCTCGTGCCGGCTGTCGTCGAGAACCGCGCAGTGTTGTGGCCGATCTTCGTCGCGTGGCTGCGGCGAAAGCTCGGCCTTCCGGAAAAGGAGGCGTCATGAATCTTTTCCTCCAGGCCATTTGTCTGCTCGCGGCCGCGGTGATCTTCCTCACCGTGCTCGCGCAGCTGGGTGATCACGAGAAATCGCCGGTCAGCCGTGACTTCATGGACCAGGTCCGACATCACCTGTCGAAGCTGTCCTCGGTGGCCATCGCCGGCGGCGCGATCGCCGTGGCGCTGATCGTGCTGACCGATCGGCTGCCATCGGTGCCGCTGATCGCGTTCGTGGTCGGCACCGCGATGCGCCAGCTCACCCATCCGCATTCCTGGTGGGCGTTCGTGATTCGCGGGCGCCCCTACGTGCCATGCCGCAGGAGCCAAGTTCAATGAGCAAGCCGATCGTAAACTGGACGCTCGCGCGCCAGATCCTCGCCGACTCGCTCTGCAGCATCATGGTGCGGTTCAACACGCAGGAAGCGCGCGTGATGCTGTTGGCCACTGGTGGCCAGGAATCGCGCTTCGTCGACCGGATTCAGATCGGCGGGCCCGCGCACGGCTTCTGGCAATTCGAAAAGGGTGGCGGCGTCAAGGGCGTGCTCACGCACCCGAAAACGGTTCGTTTCGCCGGCGCGATCTGTTCGCTGCATGGCATCCAGGCCTCGCTGAATGAGGTCTACGACCGCCTGCCCCATGACGACGTGCTGGCGTGCTGTTTCGCGCGCCTGCTGCTGTACGCGGATCCAGCGCCCTTGCCGCGGCTCGGTGACGCCCAGGGCGCGTGGGACTACTACGTCCGCAACTGGCGCCCAGGGAAACCGCACCGCGAGTCCTGGGATTCCATCTACGAGGAAGCGCTCGCATGTTCGAATCTCTGATTCTTCGCTTTGGCGTGGCCAAGGTGACCGCGGCGATCGGCGTGCTGCTGATCGCGATTTTCCTGTCGGGCCTGTTCGGCTTCGCCAAGTTCAAGGCCTGGTATTACCACCACCAGGACGTCAAACACGTCGCCCAACGTGACCAGGCGCGCGCCGAGCGGGATATCGCCCGCAAGGATGAAGCGCAGGTAGAGCGCAGCAGCACCATCAGCGCCAGCACGGTGGCTGCCCAGGACCAACACGCCGGCGCCCAGCGCGCGGCTACCACGCAGAGCAGTGAGGTGATTCGTGAACGTATTCGGCAAGTGCCTGTTGTTGTGCCTGTGCCTGATGATCCTGTCGTGCGGGCAGCTGCCAACGAAGCCGTCGCTCGAGCGCAAGCCGCCGCAGATCGCGTGCGCGGAGCGCCGCCCGGTTGACCCCGTGCCTGCAGCCCCTGCGTCCACGGACTGGCGCGCATGGGCTGCAGCGTTCGTGCAGGCCCTTGGCTGGGGTGCACAGAGCGAGGACTACCGAGCAGACACGGCCGATTGCCTGGATGCTCACCGGAAGGCAGGCGATATCCGCTAATGCCCAAGGCACCTGGTAGGCACCGGCCCACGCAGGCCAGGGTGGCGCGTCACATGCCACCCGAGCCCAGCCGACAGGCACGCCGCGCGCTGTCGACGGCCAGTGCTGCATGGCGAGCCATCCGCAAGGAGCAGCTGGCCAAGGAGCCCTACTGCAGGACGTGCCGCCGGAAGGGTATCTGGCGCCTGGCCAACCAGGTGGACCACATCGATGGCGATGCGTCGAACGATGCACCCACGAACTACCAGAGCCTGTGCGGCCCATGCCATAGCAGGAAGACGGCGAGGGAAGACGGCGGCTTTGGCAACCGCAAGAGACGCGCGTCGACCTGATGCAATGAGGCATCAGGGCTGGCCAGGGCAGGGGGGAGGGCAAAAGTCCATCCGGCAGGCTGCATAACACGTGTGGTCAGCCGTTTATTTGCACCGTCAAAATTGGGATTTGAAAAAATGAAGGGGCGAAAGCCGACGGCACCCCACCTCAAGCTGCTCCAGGGCACCTCCCGGCCGGATCGGGACGTCCCTGACGAGATCGGGTTCGACGCGGTCACGGATTTCCCGCCGCCGCCGATGCACTTGAACGTCGACGGCGTTGCAATGTGGTCGGATCTCGGGCCCCAACTGGTGGCCGCGAAGATCCTGCAGACCGTCGATCTCTACGCGCTCCAGCAGCTTTGTTACTGCTGGCAGCGTCATTGCGCGAAGCAACGCGCGGGCATGGACATCACCGCGGCCGAAGACATGGCGCTGAAAGCGCTGTTCTCGGAATTCGGATTGACCTCCGCGTCGCGCCGAAAGGTGACCGCTGGTGCGGAAAAAAAGAAAGACAACCGCTTCGCGTCGAACGGCAAAGCGCCGGACGCCGGCGGCCCGCGTTCCAAGCCTCGAGGCAAACGGACCGCGTGACTATGTCGCGATCGCGGTGGCCTATGCGCAGGCCGCGGTCGACGACAAGAAGGGGAAACACTTCGGACGACTGCTGCGCCTGGGTGCGCAGCGATTTCTCACTGATCTAAAACGCGCGCGCAAGAAGGATGCGCCGTTTCGGTTTAGCGAGTGGCATGCCCACGACGTCTGCGACTTCATCGAGAAGTTGCCGCACGTCGAGGGCAAGTGGACGACCGAAGAGATCGTGCTCCACCCGGCGCACGTTTTCTTCCTGGTCAACCTGTTCGGGTTTCGAAAGCCGGACGGCACGCGGCGATTCACGTCGGCGCTGTTCGCGGTGGCGCGCAAGAATGCCAAGTCGACATTGGCCGCCGGAATCTTGCTGTATTGCCAGTGTTGCGAGGATGAGGAGGGCGCCCAGATTATTTCTGCAGCGACGACCGGATCTCAGGCGCGGATCATCTTCAACGTCGCGAAGCGGATGGTCGAGAAGACCATCGATCTGCGCGAGGCCTTCGGGTTGGCCTGTTGGGCGAATTCGATCAGCCGCGTCGAGGTCGGCGCCAGCTTCAAACCGATCAACGCGAAGGCCAGCACGCAGGACGGCTTGAATCCGTCGCACGTCGGCCTCGACGAGATCCACGCGCACAAGACGCCGGATCTGTTGAACGTGTTGACGTCGGCCGCCGGCGCCAGGGCTTGCCCGCTCTGGCTTTACACCACGACCGAGGGATACACGAACCCAGGGCCGTGGAGCGAGATCCGGCAGTTTGCGATCCAGCTGCTCGAGGGATTGTTCGGCGACTCGGCCGATCACTTCCTCGCAGTGTTCTTTGCCGTCGACGCCGACGACAAGGATTTCGACGAGAAGGCGTGGGGCAAAGCGAATCCGTTGATGGATTCGAACCCGCACCTGCTCGCGGCGATCCGCAAGGAGGCGATCGAAGCGAAGGCAATGCCTTCGAAGCTGGCGGAGTTTCAGATCAAGCGTCTGAACCGGCCCGCATCGGCGGCGAACGGTTTCATTCTGCTGCCGAAATGGCGCGCTTGTGATGGTCCAGTGGACCTGAAAGCGCTGTTGAAGGTGCCGTGCTGGGGCGGTTTGGACTTGGCCAGCACGCGAGATCTCTGCTCGTTCCGACTGATCTGGAAAGTCGACGGACGGATCCTGACATGGGGCCGGCGCTGGGTGCCAGAACACGCGGTCGCGCAGCGCACCGAACGCATGACGGTGCCCTACGCCGGCTGGGTGGCATCGGGTTACCTCGAGCAAACGCCGGGCGACGTCACCGATTACCGGGTGATCGAAGAAGCGGTGATCGAGGCCTGCAACACCTACAACGTGCAGACCATTGGCTTCGACAAATGGAATGCGACGGAGCTGACCAGCCGCCTGGTTGAGCAGCTGCCCGAAGGGAAATTGCTCGAGTTTGTGCAAGGGCCGAAGTCCTACCACCCGGCGATGCAGGAGCTCGAGCGCGCGTACATCGGCGGCAAGCTCAATCACGCCGGCGACCCGGTTCTGAATTGGTGCGCGTCCAACCTGGTCGCGCGCAAAGACCAGAACTTGAACATGGCTCCGGACAAGAAACGTTCGGCCGACAAGATCGACGACATGTCCGCGCTGCTGATGGCAATCGGCGTCAGCGGTGGCGCCGAGTCCCAATTCATCCAACAAGGATTCGTGGTGCTCTGATGTTCGACTTCCTGAAAGCCAAGCAGCCGCCGAAGCCGATCGAACGCCTCGAGCCGGTCATGAATTGGACCGAGTTCCACGACGTGCCGTCGTCGGACGCGGTCCGCATGGGCCAGATCTTCGGCGGTTATCGCACCGACTCCGGCGCCATCGTCAACGAGCGGACCGCGATGCGCGTCTCCGCGGTCTATCGCTGCGTTAGCCTGATCGGCGGCGCGATCGCGACACTGCCCTGCAGCTTCTACAAGAAGATCTCGCCGGAAGTGCGCGAGAAGGCGAACGACCATTCCTACTGGTGGCTGTTCAACGAAGAGGCGACGCCGCGCTTCACGGCCGCGACGTTCTGGGAATTCATCACGGGCCAGATGCTGCTGCGCGGCGACGGCATCGCCTACCTGGTGCGCGCCAACAAATACTCGCCGGTCGTCACCGGCGTGATTCCGGTCGCGCGGGATCACGTGACGATCCGCCGAAACGGGGACCGGCTGAGCTACACCATCGGCGACTTCCTCAAGGATGGCGGCTACGGCTACTTCACCGTGGACCAGGACGACGTCCTGCACTTCCCTGGCGCCGGTTTCGACGGGATCTGCAGCAAGTCGGTGATCAGCTGGGCCGCGCGCCAGGCGATCGGCATCGCGATCAAGGCCGACGAACACGCGGCGCAGACCTTCGGTTCTGGCGCGTCCATCCAGTACGCCGTGAAGTCGGCGAAGCAGATGACGCAGGACCAGCAGGAAAACTTCCGCAATGCCTGGGTGGCGAAATACAGCGGCCAGGGCGTCAGTCAGATCCCGCTGGTGCTGACCGAAGGCCTCGAGGTCCAGGAACTGTCCATGACGGCGGTCGACGCGCAGCTGCTCGAGTCGCGCAAGTTCCAGGTGGTCGATATCGCCCGCGCGTTCGGCGTGCCGCCGCACATGCTCGGCGAGACGACCGCGAGCACGAGCTGGGGCACCGGCATCGAGCAGATGTCGATCGGCTTCGTGAAATACACGCTGCAGGCGCACCTCAACCGCTTCCAGCAGGAGCTCAATCGGAAGCTGTTCCCGCGTCTCGATCGCTATTTCGTCGAATTCAACGTCGACGGCCAGCTGGCGGGCGATTCGAAAACGCAGTCCGAGTATTTCAGCAAGGCGCTCGGCGGCCCTGGCACGCAGGGCTGGATGGTGGTCAACGAAGTGCGACGCCTGAAAAACCTCCCGCCGCTGCCTGGAGGCGACGAACTGGCGAAAGCCGGTGCCGCGCCGGCTCCAAAGCCGCCGGCGGACAACGCAGACAACAAGGAACCGACCGATGAACCGCTCGCTGATGAAACGACCGACCAACCGGCTTGAGCGTCTTTTCGTCGATAACCGCGCGACGCCGCGCGCCTATCGAATCGAAGCCGCCGCCGGCGC